AGCGTGGCATTTCCACAATGAAACCACCGAAGATTGGGCCCGGCAAATGACCGTTGAATACACCGACGAAAACGGCCTGTGGCAGTGCCGGCCGGGAGCGGCCAACCATGCATGGGATGTCAGCGTATATAATCTGGTGGCAGCCGAGGCCATCGGCATCAAGCATTGGGTGGATAAAAAAGAGACGGCCGGTCATAAGCCGGTCCGGCGGGTTCGGAGCAAAGGGGTTCGATGAAAAAATATCTATCGGCTTTTAATATGGTGAAATAGGTGTCAAAATCAAATAGCCTTCCAAAAACGCTTCTTGTTGGTGCAAAAGATATTATGAGAGCCTATGATATGTCCGAATCCGTGTTTTATAATTTTATTCGCCTGGGGATGCCGGTGAGAAAAATCAACAATAGGCTTTATGCGCATGTTGACAATATAGATAAATTTCTCAAAAAAGTTACCATTGGGCAATCCATAGATGTCAAAGATGAGCCAGTGCCGGGTCTTGATGAAAATGAGGTTTAAAATACTGTGTCAAGCCCACTTGTTGCCCCTTCTTAACCCAAACAAAGCCCCATCTTAACCCAATCTTGGCAATTCTCAAAAAACCCCATGATATAGCATAAGAAACTTTTAAAATGCTATATATGGGGTTTTTTTATGGCTGGAATCACATTGAGTCAGGCGGAAACGGCCCTTGCGGCCTGGATAGCAGCCGATACCGCTGTTGCTTCGGGCCAATCTTATTCCATTTCAGGAAGATCACACACCAGGGCGAACGCCCGAGAAATCACGGATAAAATTCAGTTTTGGGACCGCCAGGTCAAGCGGTTGACCGATGGCGGAATTTCCATTCGCCAGGTTACCCCGGTGGATGCGTGAGGCGGCTATGAGAGAAACAGGGCGAAAGCGTAGGGATCGGGTTGAGGTTAAGCATAACATCATAGACCGTGCCGTTTCCTTTTTCTCACCGGTTCGCGGCGCCAGGCGAATGAAAAGCCGAATGGTTATGGCCATGGCCGAAGCATACTATGGGGCGTCAAAACGCCGACGGGCTTTGTCCGAGTGGGTCGTTCCTATTGGTGACGCAGACACGGACATTACAGAAGCCCTTCCCACCCTGCGGGAGCGGTCCCGCGATCTGATACGAAACAATCCCCTGGCGTCCGGCGCCGTCAATACCAAGGTCACCAGCATTGTCGGTACCGGGTTAAAGCTCAAGTCAAGAATAGACAGGAACATTTTGGGCCTGGATGAGGAAGCCGCCGATGCCTGGGAGAGCCGCACCGAGGCCGAGTGGAACCTGTTTGCCGATTCAACGGCCTGCGATATAGAAGCGGTGCTCAACTTTGCAGAGATCCAGGAACTTTCCTTTAGATCCACTTTGGAAAACGGTGATATATTTATATTGACGCCGGCAAAGCCCGACAAAACCCGGCCCTATTCCCTGCAGCTTCAAACCATTGAGGCGGACCGGGTGTGCAATGCGAATAATGCTTCAAACTCTCAGGTCCTTTCAGGCGGAATTCTCCGAAAAGAATATGGCGGTGCACCTGTAGAATATCACATCTTAGAAGGTCATCCCGGCAACATCTGGTCTAAAAAAAATACCTGGAAAAAAATCAAGGCATTCGGCCCTAAAACCGGTCGCAAAAATGTAATCCATCTGTTTCACAAAAAACGGGTGGGTCAGACCAGGGGCGTACCGGACCTGGCGCCGGTCATCGAATCGCTCAAGCAGCTTGGCAGGTACGGCGAGGCGGAACTCAATGCCGCCGTGATCAGTTCTTTTTTTACGGTGTTTGTCAAAACCGAATCCCAGGGCATGGGCCTCATGCAGCCCAGCGCCGATATCGGCGGAAAAACAAGCGATAAAGATTTTAAAATGGGTTCCGGTGCCATTCTGGACTTGAACCCGGATGAAAGCGTAGACTTTGCCAACCCGCAAAGGCCCAATCAGTCCTTTGATCAATTCGTTCTATCCATTTCAAGGCAGATCGGCGTGGCCCTGGAACTTCCCTTTGAAATTCTTGTCAAGCACTTTACGGCCAGCTATTCGGCGGCCAGGGCTGCCCTGCTGGAAGCATGGCGGTTTTACATGGGGCGCAGAAAGTGGTTGGCGGATACGCTTTGCAGGCCGGTGTATGAATTATGGCTCACCGAGGCAGTGGCTCTTGGACGAATTGTGGCTCCGGGGTTTCTGTCCGGTGATCCTCTGATCCGGGCGGCGTACCTGGGATCTGAATGGACAGGTCCGTCAAAGGGTCAGATCGACGAGAAGAAAGAGATCGAGGCGGCGGAAAAACGGGTTGAAATGACCATCAGCACCCTGGCCGAGGAAACTGCGGCACTGACCGGCGGGGATTGGGAGCAGAAATTTCCGCAAAGAGCAAAAGAGGCCGCCATGATTCGGGAGGCCGGGCTTGAAAAAAAGGAGAAAAAGCCAAATGAAAACTTGGTACCAGATCAAAGCGAAGAAGAACAAAAGGGCTAAAATCCTCATTTACGAACAGATCGGCGAGGATTGGTTCGGGGATGGTGTTTCGGCAAAAGATTTTATCAAGGAACTGGATACCCTGGATGTGGATGACATCGACCTGCACATCAACAGCCCTGGCGGCAATGTGTTTGACGGCAACAGTATTTACAATGCCTTAAAAGCGCATAAGGCAAATATCAATGTCAAGATCGACGGCATCGCGGCCAGCATTGCCTCGGTGATCGCCATGGCCGGGGATACCGTGGAAATGCCGAAAAATGCAATGTTGATGATTCACGATCCGGCCGGCTTTGTCGTTGGCACGGCAAACGATATGACGAAAATGGCCGATGCCCTGGATAAAATCAAGGGCGGGCTGGTATCGGCATATCTCACCCGGGCGGATCTTAAAGAAGAAAAAATTTCGGACATGATGACCGACGAAACGTGGATCACCGCCCAGGAAGCTTTGGGTTTCGGCTTTGCCGATAAAATTACAGAATCTGTCAAAATAGAGGCCTCTTTTCAGGCCATGGCCAATTTTAAGAATGTTCCAAAGTGTTTAACGGCTTCAAGCAACCGGCAAACAAAAACCGAAAACATTAAAAAGAAGGAGGAAAGCCCCATGGAAATCACACTGGAACTTATCACCTCAAAGCATCCGGAGATCGTGACGGCCATTTTAAAGACCGTGACGCTCGATCATGTCAGGGCCGAGCATCCGGATATTGTCGTTGCCCTGTCACACGATGGCGCCAAAAAGGAAAATGAGCGTATCCAGGCAGTGAAAGATCAGCTCATCCCCGGCCACGAAAAACTGATCGAGGCCCTCATGTTCGACGGCAAAACCACCGGAGAGCAGGCCGCCGTAAAAGTACTGCAGGCGGAAAAAGACATCCGGGCAAAGACTATCGCCGGCCACCAGGCTGATTCGCCGGATGCCTTAAAGCAGTCGCAAACAGACGACCTGGATACGACCGTTGATGACAGCAAGTTGCCCATCGAGGATCGATGCGAAGCCACGTGGGAAAAAGATGCCAAGGTCAGGCATGAATTTATGGACGATTATGGTGTCTTTCTGGCGTCAGAAAAGGCCATTGATAGTGGAAGCGCCAAGATTCTCGGCAAGAAGTAATGGTCGATTAAATATTGAAGGAGCATTTTTAAAAATTTTCAATTTTCAATCGTAAATTTTCAATTAAAAAAAGGAGGGTTTAACATGACTACTTTAGCAGCCGATACTCCGAGAACCATAGAAGTCGGAGATCGAAACGAATTTCCGGTCATCGCCGCTGATATAATTTATGAGGGTGCGGCTGTTGGCCTTGTGATCGCCTCTGGCCATGCCAGGCCGATAACGAGCGTGGACAAATTTGGCGGTTTCGCTGAAAAAAAGGTGGACAACTCAGCCGGGGCGGCGGCGGCAAAAAATGTTCGGGTGATCAAGAGCGGTTCTGTTCAGCTTTCGGTGACCGGGGCCGTGATCACCGATGTAGGCCAGCCGGTCTATGCTCAGGATGACAATGCTTTTTCATTTTTGAAGGCTTCCGGTGTTTTTATCGGATTCGTACGCCGGTTTGTTTCGTCAGGGGTTGCCGTCGTTGAGTTTAACGCCGGCATTCTGATTGATCCGCACGAAGGTTTGCTGGCCGAAACCATTGCCGACAACAAAACCCTTGATGCGGAAGATGGCGGAAAGCTGTTTCAGAACACCGTTGATGCAAAAGCGTTCACCCTGCTTGCGGTGGAGGGGCTTTCTTTCCGCATTGCCAACGGTGCGGCCTACGGTGTTTCCATTATTACCATTTCACCCAATGCCAATGATGGCGTAGCCGGGCCGAACATGACGTCTGTTGATGACAAGGACTTGATTCTAACCAAGGCCACATCCCAAAGGGGTGATTATGTGGACATTTCATATGGTGATGCTACCGGCTGGATCGTGGATAAGATGGTCGGAACCTGGGTCAAAGAATAGTCAACTGAAAGAACGCGAAATTTTCAATTTTCAATCGTAAATTTTCAATCGTAAATTTTCAATATAAAGGAGGACAAAAAAATGGACAAATTAACAGAAAGGCAGGTCATAGGCACTTTCTACAAGACCCTTGAGCAGGATACAGGCATCGGTTGGGTCAACTTGCTGGCAAATTATTTCCCGTCCGACATGGCGTCAGAAGTATATGCGTGGTTGGGGCAGGTTGCGGGATTGCGCGAGTGGATCGGCGGCAGAAATGCCAAGGGCCTTCCAGAGTCCAACATGACGATCATAAACAAGCATTATGAAGACACTCTGGAGATTCTTGTGAGGGATTTGCGAAGGGACAAATCCGGGCAGGCATTGATCCGAATCGCGGAAATGGCGGAAAGGTCTAATGCCCACTGGGCGTCGCTGCTGTCAACGCTGATACTCAATGCAGAGGCCACAGCCTGTTATGATGGCCAGTATTTTTTCGACACTGACCACAGCGAGGGCGATTCAGGCACCCAGGACAATGACATCAATGTGGACCTTTCCGGATTGCCGATAACAAAAACCGGATCTACGACACAGCCAAGCGTTGCAGATATGCAGTTTGCCATAATGAAGGGCATTGAGGCCATTGTCGGCTTTAAAGACAATCAGGGTGAACCCATGAATGAAACGGCTACAGCTTTTTTGGCCATGGTTCCGCCGACGTTTCTGCACGTAGGTCTTCAGGCAGTTGCTACCCCGCGACAGGTCAATGCCGACCAGAGCGCCTTGCCGGAAATTCAGAAGGAATTTACCATCAAGGTAGTTCCAAATGTTCGGCTAAGTAGCTGGACAACAAAGTTTGCCGTTTTTAGAACCGATTCGCGGTTAAAGTCATTTATTATGCAAGAGGAAACAGGGGTGCAGATGAAGGCCAAGGGTTATGGTTCGGAGTATGAATTCGACAATGATGCCCATCAATACGGCATCGACACCTGGCGGAACGTGGGTTATGGCATGTGGCAGCATTCCTGTCTTATCACCCTGACTTAAATTGAAACAGGGGCTTTTATAAAAAAGGATAAAAAAATGAAAAAATTTACTGTCACGGAAACCCCGCTGTTTCTGCATTCCGGAATTGTTGGTTTAACAAAAAAACAATTCGAGGATCGAAAAAGCGCCCTTATGCCCTTTAAAAAAGGACAATATGAAATCGTTTCCGAAGTATGTTTCAAGGTTGGGGAGGAAATCGGCTTTTCCGAACCGATAGTCAAGACACTTCGATCCAACCTCGTGACGTCAGCGGAATATGCGAAAAAAGGTGCGGAGGCCGCAAGTATTGAAATCGACATTGCAGACCAAAAGAAAATGAAATCAGCCTTCGAGGATCTGGTGAAACGGTATGAATCATTAACGAAAGAGATGGCCGAAACACATCAAATCCTGGATGAAAGACTTTCCGAAGTAGAAAAACTGAAATCATATATTTCGGAAATGGAAGCATCCTTCAAGAAACTGGAAAAGGCCGCTGAAAAAGAAGCCGCTGAAGAAGAAGCCGCCAAATAAATAACTCGGAGCCGGATCCATGAGCTTGAAGAGTCAATTAGTATCCGACATGTCCGTGTTTTTCGCATCGGATGAGTTCGCAGAAACCATATCGTATACGCCCAAAGACGGGGCGGTGTCTAACATTGTGGCCATTGTGGACAAATCTTCTTTCCGCCTGGAACCCTATGTCCGGGGACCGGAAACCGCCACCTGCATTATCACCGTAAAAGCCGGCGATGTAACCAATCCGGCAATAGGAGATATTTTTACTTTTGACGGGTCGAACTGGGAATTTGAACCCGGCGAAGGCGTGATCCTGGATGATGGATATGTTTTTGAAATCGCATTGCGGAGGATCGACTGATGTTTTCCGTAAAGATCGATGACAGTCAAATCATGAAATTTGCCAGGAAGTCACCGGCCCGGGCGGATTGGGCGCTGAGGGAATCGTTCAAGATGGCCGGCGGCCATTACAGAAAAAAACTTCGGGCGGCCATCGAGCAGGGCAGGGTGGGAGGAAAAAAAGAACTCCATCCGTTGACCACCGGCAAAAGAAAGAAACAGCGATCGCCGCTTTATGCCCTTGGCAAGCTGGTACGGTTCCGGGTGTCCAGGATACAAAAGACGCAATTTCGGCTTTGGTTCGGGTTTTTGGGCGGAGGCAAGCGGTTTTTCAAGCAGAAACTCACCGCCTTACAGGTGGCAAAAATTCACGAGGGCGGCAAGCGGATCAGGGTGACGCCGGCAATGAGAAGAAGGGCCGCCGCAATGGGCCATCCCATCAAGAAAACCACCCGGTTTCTAAAGATCCCGGCCCGGCCCGTAATCGAGCCGTTCTACCGCAAGGTCAAGGCAGGGCTTCCGGGATATATCGAACGGCGGTTTTTTGAAAAATTTTTCAGCAAGCAAAATCCGAGGTTGAAGATATGAAAAAGCTAATCATAGTTTTGGCAATGGCAATCGTGTTCATGGCTTCAGCGGCATGGGCTGGTACAGATATCTCGTTTGAATGGAACGCAAACACCGAACCAGACATAGCATCTTATAAGGTTTATCGAAGCGCAACATCTGGAACTGGATATATCGAAGTCGGAACCGTTACACATCCTACTGTTGAGTTCACTGAGCTTAATGTACCTAACGGTATTTGGTATTGGGTGTGTACTGCGCTTGATGAGTACGACAATGAGAGTGCATATTCGAATGAGCTTACAAACAACATACTCGATACGACTCCACCTGGTGCGCCGGGAACATTCCGGTTTAAGTGAACATGGGGTTTAATTATATCATGGCTGAAGACTTTATTTAATTGGGGATAAGGAAAAGTTATGGCATTAACAGAATTGCAACGACCAACAAAAGCAGATTTTTACAGGTACTTACAACACCCAGCATCCGAAATGAATTGTTTGATTGCCACATGGAGGGACCTAGGCGAGTTTATTGCAAATGTAGATACGACCGATCTGGATGCAATGGGTGTTGCCACAGGCCAGATAAGGATTGACCTTGTGGACTTAAAGGTGATGATAGGTGAGATGATAGGTTTTTACGGGGGAAGCTCGGTCACCCCGACAAAATCACCTAAATCGGTCATTGACAAAATAAGAAGGATGTAAATGGCCGATCTTTGGAGATTATAATTGCATGGATTAAATCAATTTTCAGTTGGGGTAAGGAGAAAAGGAATGGCACTAACAGAAATACAAAAACCGGACAAGTTAGATTTTTATGCAAACGTTCGGGCAATTGCAATCGAGGTTAAGAGGGTACAGTTACGGTGGAACGAAGCAAGCGAATTCCTCGCTGGTATGGGAGCTGCCGACATGGATGCAATGGGAATACCTGCTGGGCAGATTAGAACTGACCTTGCCAATTTTCGCACAGCACTTGAGGAAGTGGTGTCTTTGTTGGGTGGAAATGCTGTGACACCTACAAATAATCCTGAAGCCGTGATGGACAAATTAAGACAAATGTTGGTTGTCTAAATGAGCTTTGCAATCGGGCTACAGGGCAATGGCTCATCATATGGCAGTGGTTCTTTGGCGTGTGCTGCTTTTAATGTTGCTGCTGGCGAACTGATTGTCGTTGCGGCGTCAACCAGAGATAGAGATACCTGGTGTACTGGAGTAACCGATACCGCCGGAAATAGTTATACCGTCAGAAGTGCTATTATAAACACGGACGGCAACTGTACTCAGGTTATGGCTTATTGCCTTAGCTCCGCTTTACAGGCAGGCAATATTATAACGTGTACTTATAATAACGCTGATAATGCGGGGAAACAGGTTATCGCTGCGGCATTTACACCCGATGGCGGCGATACGGTTTCGCTTGATGCGTCTGCATCTGCAATATCTGGATGGGAGGCGTCACCGTGGGAAACCGGCACATTTACAACAACAGGGAATGATGAAGTGGGTGTGGCAGGTGTACAGTGTGGCAGTAACACCCTAACCTATAGCAACCACGAAATGCCAAGCGGCACGGCAGCCGTAGCGTTAACTGGCCCAGGAAATGGATGTGATGCGTGGTATAAACTATTTACCAGCACACAGTCGAGTATTGTTGCCGAGATTGATCCAAGCGCCTCACAAAGATATGCTATGGAGGTTGTTTGTTTTAAGTCCGTAGCGGCGGCAGGCGGGCTTTCGATACCGATAGCCAGAAGGAGAGGAAGGTAAATGCAAGGACCATATCTTAGAAAATACGGTGTCGAGACGAAGATTAATTTCGTTCTTTATGAGGTTGATGGAGTAGATTTGAGGGTTGATGCTGCTGATGGCGGAACCGACTGTACTATAATGAAAGATGAAGGGGCGGAAGCGACAGCAACTAACGATTTTGTAGACGAGGGCATGGGGTATTCTTTAACGTTGGCGGCTGGAGAAATGGAAGCTGCAAGGATTGTTATCTATGTTGTTGATTCTGCTGCAAAAGTTTGGCTTGACGAGTCTATTGTTGTTGAAACTTACGGAAACGCTTCTGCTATGCACGCCTTTGACCTTGACACCGCAAGCGTGGCCCAGGGCGCTGACAATAATACGATTTTGTCATCTATGAATATTGCAAACGGGGCTGTTGAATCAGACCTGACTTACATTCACGGTTCAGCCCTGACCGAAACAGCGGGGCAACTTGCCGCAGCATTTATTAAGTTTTTTGATGTTGCGACTCCGGTTCTTACGGCAGAAAGTGTAGATCAGGGCGCGGACAATAACATCATTCTTGCCCATGCCGATTACGGTAACGCCAAGCTCGCAAGGACCGGGGCTGACAGCGATACGCTCGAAACCCTAAGCGACCAGATTGATGGTACAAACACCGTCACACCTCCTACTGTAACCGAAATCCAGGCCGAGATGGAAGAAAACGGGGCCTCTATTCTTGACACCTTAAGAGATGACCTTGCGGATGGTGGCAGACTTGACCTTCTTATCGATGCTATTAAAGCTCAGACCGATCTTGTTACCGCCGCCAGGATGGGCGTACTTAGTGATTGGATCAATGGCGGTAGGCTGGATCTGATTCTGGATATTATAGCGGCAGATACCACCACAGACATCCCAGCAAAACTACTCAAATACATTCAACTGCTTACCAGGAGTGATGCCGCAATAGAGACAGATAATGCGACCGAATTGACGGCCATAAATGCCGATGGTGGTAGTGGTGCTGGAAACTTTTCAGCCCAAGCCGAAGCAAATGAAGCTCTTAGAGACCAGATAAACCTTCAGGCTACGGTGGCAATTTGCACAGAAGCGAGGCTTGCGGAACTCGATGCAGCGAATTTACCAACAGATGTTGCGGCCTGTTCGACACACGATGCGGCAGGGGTTAAAACAGCAATCGAGGCGGGTGGAAGTTATTTAGCATTGATCAAGGCCGTAACAGACGTTTTGCCTAATTCAGGAGCGTTAACAGACATCGACACCAACGCAGCGAGATTGACGGCTGCCAGGGCGGGAGTGCTTACCGATTGGATTAACGGGGGCAGGCTGGACGTTCTCTTGGATGCTATCCCGACCACGGCCATGAGAGGAACTGACAGCGCGGCCACGGAAGCAAAACAGGATATCATTGATACCAACATCGATACGCTTTTGACACGGATTACCGCAGCCGTGGCCCTTGCTTCCGTATGCACCGAGGCGAGATTGGCCGAGCTGGATGCGGCAAACATCCCGGCGGACATCGATACCCTTAAAACACGGCTCAGCTCCGCAAACGCACAGGCAATAGCAGATTTGATCGATGGCGGAAGGCTTGACGTTATTTTTGATGCTATCAAAGCTGTAACTGATGCGCTTACGGCGGCGGCGGCAGCAAAGCTGGCGCTATCAGCCGGAACTATAGTGGCCGGGACCGTCAGCCACGACAACACGGCGGCCAAGACCACGGTGTTTTATTCGGACGATATTGTCGAGGCAACGGCGGATCATTATAACGGTCGAATCGTTATATTTACATCAGGGGCGTTGCAATATCAGGCAACCGACATCACCGGTTACGCATTAGATACAGGCGAGGGGAAGTTCACCGTGACTGCATTGACGGAAGCTCCCGCCGACAACGTGACATTTATAATAATTTAATGGCTAAAAAAACCCAATTATCACCGACAGCGACACCGGGGCAAATATATTTATTTGCGGCAAAGGACGAATATGTTGACGTGTTGGCTGTTGGGTTGTGCGATGCCGGGTTTGCGATCAAGGCGCCGGCGATCGGGACATCTTTAAGGGGTCCGGGGATTGACATGGCCGCAAATGTCCCTGAAATTGCGTTTGAAATGGAGGCATAAAAAATGCCGAGCGTTTTAACAACAACGGCAAACGAGAAATCAACGGCGGCTATTACGGTGTCATTTACCGACGAAAACGGAGATGCGGTAACACCTAAAACTGCCAACTGGACGCTTACAGACCTTGATGGCAATGTGATTAACGGGAAGGAACAAGAAGATATATCTTCATTGGACACAAGCGTTACGGTGGTTTTATCCGGCAATGATCTGCAAATAGGCGGTTCTGAAACTTTGACAACGGTTAATGATGTCTCTTTTTTATACAGGATCTTTACGGTGGAGGCCACATACGATTCGGATCTTGGAAGCGATTTGCCATTAAAGGAAAGCTGTAAATTTAAATTATATAACCTTGAATATGTCACATAAGGATTTTGACAATGCTATTAACCGGAAGAAACGGAACATTGCGGATATATGACAGTTCGGCCATCCTGCACGGGGCGGCACCCAGGGACGATGCCACACCGGATATCGTCAAATGGGATGGAGCCGCCGCCTGGACGAACATTACCTCCGATGTGGACACGGACGATGCAAGCGCAGCTGCCAATTTTCTGGCCGACAATGATGATGCGGTCTTTGTCGGGTCGGACGTTTTGTTTGCCATGATTGAGTACCTGAAAGGCGCCGGTTCGGACTATGCCGCCGCATCCGGGGCGCTGAAGGCGTACTATTATGATGGCACGGATTTTTCCAATGCGCTTGCCGGGGTTGTGGACGGTACGGCATCCGGAGGCAACTGTTTCGCCGCTGACGGCAAGATCACGTTCAAGATCCCGAGCGATTGGGCCACCGGGGCAAATTCGTTTAATGCCAACCTGGACTCGGACAAATATTACGTCAAGCTCATGACCACCACGTCACCGTCCACAGATCCGGATGCGGATGTGCTGTGTCCGTGTGACGGCCAGTATTTTGAAATCGCGTTTGCCGCCATGGACTTTTCCGGACCCATAGGCCGGGCGTTGCCGGATGAGATTTTAATTCTGAACCGGGGAACAATGGGTTCAAAGGCCCATTACGTCAAGGGGGCTGACGGCAAGATTTACGAGGCGGTTCCCATCAGTTATACATGCCTGATCGACGACACCCACAACAAAGATGACATCTTGATCGCCAAGGAATGCGGCGATCCGGATTCTGCCAGGTGGACCGGAACCGGGGTCAGCTCAAAAGGCGACACAAAGAACGATGGCACCAATTCAAATCCGTCATTTGCCGATACCAACAAAAAAACCGTGAACGTGCAGATCCTTTGGGATGGTAACCGGACCGGCGGCCTGCCAATCGGCATGGCGTATTACGAGGTTTATTTTCCGTTGGATGAACAGAACTTTTCCGAGTCGGAAGATTCGGTCGTTTTGTCCGCCGCCGGCGGCGTGTTCGGCGTGATCGAAACCATACACGGTTTTGGAAATCGATATTAAAAAAGAAGGAGGTAATGAAAAATGTTAGGAACCTCAAGAGAAGGTAAGATCCGATGGTATGATGGCACCGGCACGCCGTATTATCTTGAATTTGATCTTGACCCGGCGGACTTTTCCGGGCCCATCGGTACGCCCCGTCAGGAAGAAATATTAATTCTGGACCGAGGCCGGTCAAGCAGCGATATGCACTACATCAAGGGCCCGGATGATAAGCTGATGGAACCTCAAAACGTGTCCCACGGCGCCAAAATAACGGATGCTGTTTTGACCACCTACATTCTGGACTGGCTGGCGGCCATGAACGATGCCCTGGCAACCACGGTGAATTCCAATACCCTGGTTTCCACCGAGGCGGACTCCCAGCGCGACGGGTCGAACAACAACCCGGCGTTTGCCGATGCCAACAAATCTACGTTTGACATCCATTATCTCTTGAACATGGCCGGTGTCGATGTGGGCTGGAAGTACATGGAGTGTTATGTCGATTTGAGCCAGGTTCAGCTTTCCGAGAGTGAGGATGCCATTACTATTGCTATTCCGGCAATGTGCTACGGCACCATTACCCGGATTACCAGCTTTGAGGCCGGAACCAGCGTGGAAGCGTAATTCAATTGAATATTGAATATTGAAAATTGACAATTAAAAAACGGTTTTAAAAATATTCATTTTTCAATCGCAAATTTTCGATTAATAAGGGGCTATGTAAATATGGATGAGCACACAGAAGAAGACGCTGTTGCCGAAATCAAGGTGATCAGCGAACTGATAGAGGGGGAACGGCTGTTTGACAGCCACGGGTATTCAATCATCAAGATCACCAAAGACGGGGTTTCCGAAAGCGTCAAAATCCCGATCAAGTCAACCGGGGTTGCAGAGTATCAAACGAAGCTGGAAGGAAAAGCCCCCAGGCCTCCGGTGACAAGAGAGCATACCAGGAAGAACTCCAAAGACGGAAAGGCGCTGGGGTTGCCGCATGACAGGATTTCCATTGTGTATGACTTTGCCGATGAAGCCTACATCGACAAACTGGAAGCGCACAACCAGGAGTTGGCCTGGAAGGTTGCTATATTTGCATTAGACATGATGTTAAAGAAAAAGGACGGATCGATTGCACAAAACTATGCGGAAAAAAAAGCGATCCTGAAATCCAGCGGCATTACCCTGCATCAGATCAACCGGATCTTTAAAGACGTAAACGCCTTAACATTGTTTGCCGAGGATAGGGAAGATTTTTTGTCAGGCAGTTGATCGGCCTTACAGACGATGTTCTGAAAAAGCTCGAACAGCGCCAGGGCGAGCGCAAGGCTGAAAGCACTACTCCACTATATCAGGACATCGCGGCCATGAAGGCCAGCCGGTTGTCTCCCTCGCAATGGCGCAACCTGTCCGGGACAGACCGCAAGGTCTTGCATTATTTCAGGGTCATGGAAATTTATCACATCGAGTTTTCACCGGAGCGCATCAAGATGAGAGAGGACACAAAAGCGGCGGAACGGGCCAAAAGAGATCAGCATATTTTGGGTAAAATGCCGGGCCTGGCACCCAGGGGTAGAAGAAGATGACCACCAAGCAGACCAAAGTTGAGGTAGTCGGCACCACTTCCAAGTATGAACGCTCCATGCGCAACATGGAGCGTGTCAGCAAGAGAAGTGCCAACATTGTATCAGGTGCCTGGATCAAGGCCGCCGGGTCGATTTACGGGGTTATTAAGGCCTGGGATATGGCAAAGCTGGGAGCCAGGGCGGACCAGGAGATGAATTCCTTTAAGAACATGGCCGCAAGCTACGGGGCTAATGCGGGCAACATCTTAAGGGACTTGAAACGGGTGTCCGCCGGTACCGTGGATACCATGTCATTGGTTAGAAGTGCAGGAACGGCCATGATGATGGGAATTGCGCCTGACAAGGTGACAAAGCTAATGGAAATCGCGCGGGCCACCGCCAAACTGACCGGGCAAACGGTGGTTGCGGCATTTGAGGACATATCGAGAGGTACGGCCAGGTCAAGCAAGCTGCTGCTGGACAATTTGGGAATTATGGTGACTGTCGGAAAGGCCAATGAGGAATGGGCCAGGGCAAACAATCGCGCCGTTGAATCCATGACCGACATGGAGAAAAAGGTCGCCTTTATGAATGCCACGGTTGAGGCTGGTGCTGATTTGATGCAGCGCCTTGGAAAACAAACCAAGACTACGGCGGAATGGTTTCAAAGTGCGGAGGCTTTTGTAACCAACCTAAAGGTTGCACTCGGCAAGGGCTTTATCGGGGCCGCTAAAATGGTGGCGATCGTATTTACCAGAATTGGCCAGGTGTTCAACATGGTCATGGGTGATATATTCGGGCTTTGGAAAAAGTTTTTGGGCCTTATCGAAAAACTTCCGGGGCCTCACGGGTCCAGGGTCAAGGAGCTTAAAGAGGACGTTGCCGGGATCGAGGCGCATTTCAGGGGGGCGGTCAGCCAGGCAGATCAGTTTATCAGCCAACTGGCAAATTTACAGTCCGGTACCGGTGGGATTACAGCCCCTAATCTTGGCATGGGCGGCGCTGGTGCCGGTGGCGGTGGCGGTGGTGATGAGGATACGAGCTTTGCAGACAATGCAACCATGCAACTTGAAGCGGCCTTGGTGCAGCGCACCCAAATGGAAATCTTTATGGCGTCAAGCCGGCACCAGGCCTTGCAGGAAATGGAAACAACCCATCGTGAATGGGAGATGGAAACCCTCACGAGCTCATCAGAGTACAAGACGGCCCTGCTTCAATCCGAGCATGATATGGCTCTTGCTTTGTCGCAACAAAAAAACAAGGCCCTTGCAGCAAACGAACTAAAAATGATGAAGATAGAAGAGGCAAATGCGAGTGCTAAAATGTCGATTGCGGTTAATCTTGGTATGGCTATGCTGAATTTTGCAGGGACTAACTCCGAGGCTATGTTTGCAATCCAAAAAGTCGCTCAAATAGGCATGGCCATTATGGCGGCGTTTTTAGCGTCCAACCTTGCGTTGGCTACGTTTCCCGGTCCTCCATATACAGTTCCGCTTGCCGCCGCAGTTCTGAAAGCCGGACTTATCAACGCCGCCGTTATCGGATCAATGGCAATCGGTGAGTACGCCGCATCGAAAAACACCGGGGCAACCGGCGCCGGGTCGTATGTATCCCCCGTAGTTACGACACCATCGGTCAAGGCCCCGGCTACCGTTTCCGAGCCTCAACAGGCAGAGCAGAGGGGTACGCTGACCATCAATATCCAGGGCGATTTTATCGGTGATGAAGCATATATCGACACGCTGGTGGAAAAAATCAACGATGCAGAGGACCGCGACGTATTCATCAATCAGTCTGTTTATGCGCGGGAAACCTTATAATGGCCATAAGAATCACATACAATTCCGTAAACATCGACCTTAAGGTCGGTCCAAGGGGCATTGAAATTGACCTGGTGCAGGTCAGGAATCAGGACCGGTCATCCACCGGCAAGACGCAGACCATAAATTCATACGGCATTCAAGAAGTGGCCCTGGACACTTACTTTGAAGATGCTGTTGAGCGGACCCTTTGGGCCTGGTGGAGCTGGGCCAGGCAGGGCAAGCCGTTTTCGGTTGCCTTTGACACCGGGTATCTCGGAAACACGACCCTTGACGATGCCGCCGCCGCCGGGCAAAAGGTGATCCCCATTACAGACACCACCCTTTTTGATGCCAACCATATTTGTTTGCTCAAGGCCGTGGATGCGGATGATGAGTTTGAACTTGTCACTATCGCGTCTGTCAATGTCGGTGTGTCTGTTTCGTCGGTTGATAACCTGGTGTATTCGTATGAGTCCGGGGATGTTTTCAGGCACAAAAAATATTGGCCAAGCGTGTATAGCATGGACAGCCGTTTTAAGCCCGTCCGGGACGGTGAAAACTGGACATGGACATTTAACTTTGCAGAGAATTTATAATCAATGCTGACAACCAACACAAATTTTGACGCCAAGCATGACCTGGCATATAAATATCCGGCCTACCTGATAGACATCGATGGTGCAGATATCTATTATTACGACCTGGTATGGCCGGGCACGGGCGGTCAGGCATTGGGCGAATCCGAAGTCGGGTTGTTGCTGGAAGGAGCCGCCGGTGATTTTCTGCTGGAAGGGGATCAGTACAGGCGTTATCTGGACAAGCTCTCCGGGCTTTCAAAAAAAGTCACGCCGGAAGAGGGGCGGTCATCCATCGGCGGTGTAAAGTTCGAACTCCTGGACGTTGACAACGACATAACACAAATGCTGGCAACGGACGATTATTACTTCCATCGAAAAGAAGTGATTGTCAAGGCCGGGTATGGCGGCATGAGCGTTGACGACATGATCCAGATTCATGTCGGATGGATTACCGGCTTGAGGATGGACAATAAGCTGTTGAGATACATCTTCGACGCCACAGATCCCATAAAGTGGATGCAACGAAAAATTTTCCGGGGGGCCGAAGATTCTCCGGTGGTTGTTACCGGCAATGCTCTTGACATATTGCTTAAATGTCTAACATCAACCGGCGCCGGAACAAACGGTGGTTATGACAAACTGGCAGAGGAAAGCGGCCTTGCCCTGGATACGGACTACATCAATGTAGCAGAGATCGAGAAGGTTCGGGATGATTGGTTCCCTGGGGATTCTCATTATTTACGATTCAACATTACCGAAAGAATAAAGGCCAAGGATTTTTTCGAAAACGAAATTTTTAAACTTTTAAATGTTTACCCGATCATCGATGGCCAGGGCCGATTTTCCATCAAGCCGTTCAAACCGCCCCTGGCCGCACTTGAGCAAGTTCAGGCGTTCAATGGTGATAATATTATAGGCCTCCCGAATTTGGATTTCAACCTGGGCGCATTGGTCAACGAGGTGGAAATTCATTATGACTGGGATTCGGATGATAAAGAATTCGATACGGTAGTATTTTATATCGATTCTACAAGCCTTAACAATCGGGGTCCCGGAAAAAAGCCCATTACAATAAAATCAAAAGGCCTGCACAGTTCTCACAGTCCGGCATCCATCGCCAGCCGGGCATCGGAAATCCTTACAACCCGAAAGAACAGGATTTTTAACCGTTTTTCCAATCCTCCCATAAAGATAAACATAACGACTTTCTTTGACAGATGGATCACGGAAATCGGGGATATCGTGCCGTTTTCCCATGCCAATATACCGGACATCACCGCAGGAACAAGGGGCCTGACCGCCGAGCGGATGGAGGTCATTTCAAAGGATGTTAAATGGCGAAAGGGTCGGGTGGATTTCACGCTGCTGAATACCGGATTCGCCAAGGGCACATACCAGGTCATCATCCCGACCATGACGATTACTGCCGTAAGCGACCAGGAGAACTTCACGGTGTCCGCCACCGATGCCGCAAAGTACGCAAATCTAACCTTGCCGGAAGTGCAGATTTGTGATGCCGGGATGCGGCAAAAGGTATCGAACGTGACCGTTCTGGCAATTAACACGACTACCGGGGCCATACAAATTGACGATGCCGGGTTGACCCTTCAGGTCGGCTGGATCGTTGTGTTTGCCGATTACGATGATGCTACGGCAGAGCAAAAGCTGTGGGGCTATATCGCTGATGCTTCTAACAAATTGGGAACGGCAAACGATGATGCACACCTAATCGTGCCATGAGGAGCAAAAAATGAGTGCTGAAATATTTACCGGGCTAAGCGCATTGAGGATGGTGCTGGAAACCGAAACCGATGCCGGTTCTCCGGACAATGAAACGACCTTTGCGGCGATAAGAAAAGCAATCGAGTGCCTGTTTTTAATTCTGCTCGGCACGGGTGTCAGCGGCACTGTTACGGCTATTGCAGAAACCGTTTTCACAGACACAGGAAACTTCGTTGATTCAGCACACCTTGAGCACACATTGGTAATGACTTCAGGCGACGCAAAGGGCAACATGTACACCGTTGACTCAAACACGGTAAATGCCCTGACTTGCACCGGCGATACATTGGTATCAGATGGCGTCGCCATCGGGGATACTTATGTAATACTATACGATATTAAAACAAACACCGGACACACTCATAATGCTAAAGACGGTAAAAATGTTGATCTTGCAGACGATTCGGTCGAATCCAAACACTACGCCCCAAATTCTGTTAATCAAACGGCGTTGACCAATAGTGCCGTCGGGCAGGCACAGCTCAGGACAGCATCCGGGAGTGTTAACGATGCCGGCGCCGGAACAAGGGCGCAATATTCTCTCCCTGGCGGGGCTTACGGATTTTACCCGCAATTCAAGTCAAACTCGGCATCAGCTTATGCATGGTATTACGAAATGTGGTGGAATGACGGCTCAAGCCATGCTTTAACTACAGACTATGCGACTTATATTGTCATGGAGGGCCCGGGCACGGTGATACAATACGCCCAGCAAACATACGTGACCGCTTCCGGGGAAGTTCATTGGATTTTCATTAAGATAGATAAGGCTACCGGAAAAAGGCTCGGTGTATGGCAGGCACCAGATCATCCATTCTTAGGAAATAGAGGGGTAATGCAGCCGTTCGCCCCATTCGATCCGGGCAAGCATGAAATAATCGTTGTCAATCCGTCTCTGGCCGATGTTGAAGAAACAGCAATAAGTTCTATTCCCAAAATCGGCGGCGGCTATATGACAAAAGCCGATCTTGACAAGCAAACCGTTGAGGAGGATTGGCTTAAGCCTGAAAAGGATTTCATGGATGTATTTGACGAAATGTTTGAAATAGATGAGGCAAACGAGGCCGATTGGCCAGACACCCCGATCACAATTGCGCTTCCAAGAATACACAAAGGCAGGCTGATCTCTGACTGGCGCTTTATGCCTCAACAATGGTTTAATCCATACACTAAAAAAATGGAGCCTGTTAAAGTAAAACCGATTAAAACGGTGCTTCAAAAACCTGATTATATAACCACATTAAAATATCGGAAAAGATGATGGGCGGAATGATAATATCAAGCGATGACATACTAAAAGAACAACAAGAGATATGGCCGGATTTTGAGTGGGAAATACCAAAGAACCCGTATTTTACACCCATGCCTGATGAGCACCTTAAAAGAGTCATTAAGGCCTGCAGCATAAAACACATGGTAAACATCCCAGGCATTTGGGAGTGTGAAAACTATTCAGGAAGATGGCAGAGCAATGTCGAAGTATTCCAATATGAGTTATTTCAATCGGGCGAATACAGACCGGATCCTCAATACAGGTGGTATATTTCTGATATATTTGGCATTGCATCGAAAACTTTTGGTGGCAAGGGCAATCACAGCAAGAACTTAATTCGTCTCGAAAAAGGAACGGCGCATAACGGAAAATTGTGGGTATTGTTTGAACCACAGACCGATACAGTATCAACAGATTATGAATCGTTTTATCCGGTAACAGGTGAAGCATGAAAAGAATAGCGCTTATCATACTGTCAATCGTGTTTCTTTCCGGCTGTGTAACGACTGGAAAGCCCAAAAGAATGTCGATAAATGATGTTAGGAGCCTATCTAAACAATCTCTTGATTCACAGATATCGGCTCTTCCAGCCATAACCCCAGACGGTGCAGACTACTTTTATATTGTTGATATGGATGATACATCGTCAAAAAAGGCTTTGTTAAGTTCATTGGCCGGAATAGTATATCAGGCTTATGATTCCGACCTAGCCACATGGGCAGGAATAACTCCATCAGCAAACATGCAAAGCTTCGCTGCTGCTGCTGATTATTCGGCCATGAGAACAGCAATAAGCCTTGTTCCTGGTACTCATATTCAAGGATACCACGCTGCGCTCACCTCTCTTGCAGCCTTGACCTATGCTTCAACCTCCTTCGTGAAGATGACCGGGGCCAATACATTTGCATTAGACACGGGCACTTATCAACCATTAGAATCAACTCTGACAGACATAGCTGATGGAACCATTACTGAAAATCTTGTAAATGTGGCCAATCCGTGGGCGATTAACGAGGGTGGAACCGGAGGAAGCACGGCAGTGGCAGCAAAAGCCGCTCTTGATACCGGACTGCCAAGTAAAAGTTTCTGCATCGGGGCAGCAGTTGCGACTGACGATTTCCTTGTTTGGAGAGCTCCGGTCGATATTACAATTACGGATATATATGGGGTTTTGCTTACGGGGGTATCGGTTGTGGGTGCGCTTGATGAATGCGATTCCGCAGGGGCTAATTGTGTCGCTGTTGATGCTGACATTACATTTAACGGAGGATTAGACCAGGACGACGGCGCATTAACAAACGGCACGATAGATGCCGGCGATTGGATCATGTGGCACACGACAAGCATTGATACCCCAGGATTTCTAACCGTAACCTTTGACTACACGATAGATTAATATGAAAAAGATATTTTTCACGTTTTTATTTCTTATTTTTGTAGTGTCGGCAAATGCGGCCACATATTATGTTGACGCTGATTGTGCGACGCCCGGAACCGGCACGAGTGATACCTGCTCAAATGCGGCTGATGACCCATTTCAAACAATTGCAGCGGTAAACGGTGTTAATTTTGCTGACGGGGATATTATTTCGTTCGAGAAAGGCGACACTTTTAATGATGCCGACCTGACATTAAACGCCATTGCCGACCCCACAACCAAGACCGTCACAATTACTTCGCATGGCGCAGGAAATTTGCCTTGGATTGGGGGAAATACTCGCAAGACTTTAATTAATAATGTTGGGCTATCAATTGTTATCCAGAACGTCAATATGGATGGCCAGGAGTCTGAAAGTTATTATAAATTAATCCTGGACGACCTTAAAGATATCACTATTGACAATCTCGAAATGGACGGGAGCGTAGGTTATACCACAGCCTGCACACCCGACACTGACTGCGCTGAAGTATCGGCAATACACATAGTAAATAGTACGGGTGCTGTAGAAATTAAAAATTCTACCATTGAGAATTGGGGCGGGGATGAGGACCTTTGGGTAATACCCTCTCCGGCAGGAATTGGTGTTGATAGGTGGGGGCTTGCAATTGATGGCAAAACAGCAGGGACATTATCCATACATGATAACACGATTACAAATGTCGAGTCCGATTGTATCGTACTTCAAAACGTTACGATTGCAGGCACAGAAATATATGACAACACCTTGTGGAACGGTGGAGAAAATTCGCTTGACATAAAATATTCGTCCCATGTTTCTGCATATAACAATGTTGTCGGTCGGGATGCCGCCTTTGTCGGAGTCGGTGGGTCGTCAACCGGAGAAACCAACGGAGAGCAAGGATTAATACAGGTTTTAGCGGCGGCGAGTGGAAGCTGTGATGATATAAATGTTTACGACAATGAGTTTGGGCCTACCGATCTTGCAAACTTTAGGCTCAGGCCATCAGCAGGCAAAACCTTAACAAATGTTTCTTTTTATCAAAACTACTGCCTACAGGCGAGATATCATATCGTTGTATCTGCAGTGGCCGCACCTTCAGATGGGTTTGAGGTTTATGATAATATTTTTGATGGTTTGGCAGCAACAAATAGCGGATTTGTCAACGCTTATGATGCAAATAACACAACTGACACCCTTTATTATAATAACACTTTTTATTCTGGTGCGGACGTTGCGGTAGATGTCGCTTATGTATATCTCACGTGGTCTGACGCTGTTTTTATCAATAATATATTTTACATCAATGATGCAGATGCAGATGAGCCGATAGTCCTTGCAAGATCGACCGGAGCGCCAAGCTTTTCGTACAACACTTTCTATAATTTTGATGATGGGGATGATGAAATCATCTGTATTGGAGCTACAGCCGACACATATTGCACGGGTGGGACATCCTACGATGAATCCGAACAGGCGGCCTGGAGGGCGGTTCCCCATACCGGTGCGTTGTTTGACAATCCTGATTTTACAGATGCAGCCGCAGATGAGTTCTGGTTGTTGGCCGAGTCACCCTGTATAAATGCCGGCGTTGTGCTTCAATCACATCCTGACGGGCTGGTATCAACAGCAACTTGGAATCCGTTTTCGATAGTCACAACTCCGCAGGCAAATCATGGCGCTAGCTTTGAAATGGGTGCTTATGTATACACAACCATCACGTATTCACCAAACCGGATAATTATTATATCCAGTGTAGACATTGGCTGCATACCAATGATGTAGGGTGCGAATTATCACAGCGACATAAGAGAAATAAAAATGCCGGACAAGCTTACATCGATACCAATTTGGACAAAAATTGCGGGGGCAATTTCTTTTCTTACCGGGGGGGCTTTTGGTCTTGGAAAATACAATGCTATTTTAGTGAAAAAGAAAGAGCTTTATAAAGATGGGGTTCCGCTTTATGAAAAGGTTGAGGATGCTAAAGAGGCTCGTATCAACTGTCAAGAAGCAATAAGATCGGAGCTGGTTTCGCATGGGAAGTCTATAGAGTCGCTTAACAATTTTGCAAGGTGGTTTTTGCAGGATAAAGGATTAAAGATAACAGAGATAAATGAAATATTAGGTGAGGACACGTAAAAATGATCTATTCATTCGGTAAAGGCTCGATGAGGCATTACAGCACACTGAGTTATAACCTTCAGTGGGTATTCAGGGAAACCCTTGCACTTGGTTTAATGGACTTTTCTATAATCTGCGGCCATAGGGGTGAGCGAGATCAAAATGTGGCGTATCGTGCTGAACCGCAAAAGTCAAAAGTACGGTGGCCTAACAGCAAGCATAATAAAATTCCATCTGAGGCCGGCGATTGTGTGCCGTATATTAACGGCAAATCGTCATGGAACAAACTTCACTGTTGCGTACTTGCAGGCATCATGCTGGCAACGGCCAAGAAGCTCGGTATAAACATGCGATGGGGCGGCAATTGGGATGTGGACGGGGAGCCAATTACCGACCAAAAATTTGACGATTTAGTACATTTCGAGGAGGTAACATGAAGAAATGGTTTGAAAGTTTCTGGAATACACATGGGGAGCGTTTGGTTTTTGCTGCGATGGCTCTTGTGCTCTCCGGGGTACTTCATATGCTTAAGCTGCATGAGCAGGGAAACACGATCATTATCGGTATAGCAATGCTTATGTTTAACAAAACAAGGGGAACAAACGGTAAACCGAAAGGAGAATAATATGGCACTTTCAAACGTATTGGCAGTATTCGGGTACATTGTTAAGTATTTTCCGATTCTGTTAAAATTTATGCAGGCAGCGGAAGAAACAAAAGAAACAGGCGTGGTAAAAAAGGCAATGGTAACGGGAGCACTAAAAAGCGTAGTCCACGTTGCTGCAGCCGAATCAACAGGAGGAGCTAAAGAGTCCTGGGATCAACTTAAAGATCCTTTCGACATTATCATAGATGCAACTGCATCAGCGGTCTTTGGTTCGAAAGAGTCTATTAAGTTTGAAGACCATGGAGACAGGTAGGCCGGCGCTTATAAAAAAAAGATCCTACGCCCCTCCAAGCATAGGATCTTTTTGTTTTGGATCCAGAGCTTAGAAACCTCGTCCTTGCACATACATGTGCAAAAAACAGAAAAGCCGGATATTTAAATCCGGCTTAACTTATTGTTATTGTTGGTCGGGACGACTGGATTTGAACCAGCGACCCCAGCGTCCTTTTTCCAAAATTGGGCCTTCATAGTCATCATTTTTCAACCATTCGGCGTTATAATATGTGTGCTGAGAAATCTTGTATAGTTTCTGGCTGCGAGGCGCATGGTTGCGTTTCATCCATCTATGGATGGTTTTGATGTGAATACCGGTTTTTTCAGAAAGATCTGCCTGTGTCCATCCTTCACGATTCAGAATGTATTGAATTTTATCTTTAAAGTGTAGTTTGTCCATTTATTTTATCAAAAAGGCAACAAATGTCTTGACAAAAAGGATATATAAGGATTAAAAAGGCATTAAATGTCCCTTAAATATCCCATAATGTCCATTCGGTAAATATGGAACCCTATAAGATGATTAACAATATTATTAAGAACAACATTTTTCAACCTAAAAATAAAAATCGGCGTACATTAAAGTTTTTAAAAAAACTCAATTACCCGCTGCCGAGAATCCGAAAAGCATTGATTGTGCTCAACGGCCTTAAGCTCGATGAAATAGCACAGGGTCAGACCACAGCATCAAGCCTCTCCAAAACCATTCGAAAAAGATCCGTTCAGGAAAACCATAGGAAAAAAGACAAGCTGCTCATTTCCAAAAAGCTCGGTTTGGAACCTCAAGAATTGTTTCAA